CAACATCGAAAGCAACTCGTGTGGGTTCAGAAAGTGGGTCGACTTGTCTATTATCGTGAACAGGATGTGGCAGCGATCGCAGAAAGACGCGCAGAGCGAAACAAAGAGTAAGATCAACACCATGATTGTTATTGAAGGAGAAGTAACAGTTGCGGAGATTGATGAAGCCCTTCGCAACATTAGAGAGATGCTTGTAGATCGGTATGGCAACCGACTATCGCATCAAAAGAAAGAATTGCTTCTCAGCAGTATTGATGATTTATTAGATGCAAGGATCAACCTGACCAAGTAAGAAGGCGAGCAATGGAACTACTGAGAAGGCAAATAGCAGATTTCACCCTGGACCCAAACAATGCCAGGCGGCACTCGCAAAAGAACCTAGACGCTATCAAGGCAAGCCTTTCTAAATTTGGCCAACGCAAACCAATCGTTGTATCAAGTGAAGGTGTGGTTCTTGCAGGTAATGGAACTCTTGAGGCTGCTATTTCATTGGGCTGGGACAGCATTATGGTTGTGGTTACGCCCGAGGATTGGGATGAAGCAACCGCCAGGGCCTTTGCTTTGGCCGATAACCGCACAGCAGAGTTGGCTGAATGGGATGAAAATGTCCTGGCAAAGCAACTGTTAGATTTATTAGAGTGGGACTTTGATATTGAAGCCATCGGGTTTGAAATGCCTGAACCTGAAATTGAGCCTGAGCCTGATGATGCTCCTGCTATTGACGAAGTAGAACACCGAACCAAAATTGGCCAGTTGTGGAAGTTGGGCGATCACCTGCTTTATTGCGGTGACTCAACTGAGGAGGCAACCTTTACCCGCTTGATGGGTGAGGAGAAGGCGCACCTTATTTGGACCGATCCACCGTGGAATGTGAACTATGGCGCGGTAGATGAAGGCAATCAGCAAGGCTACAAAGTCCGCACGATCATGAATGACCACATGAACGAGGGGCAATGGGATGAGTTTGTTGGCCAGTTCTGTCGAACCCTGAAAGATTACAGCGAACCTGGCGCACCGATTTATCTCGTGATGAGCGCCCAAGAATGGCCTGTGATCGACCGCAACCTTCGAGAGGTTGGCTTCCATTGGAGCAGCACCGTCATTTGGGCTAAAGATCGCCTGGTCTTATCGCGCAAGGATTACCACACCCAATATGAGCCGATTTGGTATGGCTGGAACGCTGATGCCGCTCGTTTGGCCGTTGTGGAGGATAGAAAGCAATCGGACCTTTGGGAGATAGAACGCCCAAGCCGATCTGAACTTCATCCAACCATGAAGCCGATTGAACTGGTGCAGAAGTCCCTGGTTAACTCATCAAAGCCTGGAAACATCGTGTTGGACTCCTTTGGGGGGTCAGGAAGCACCCTTATTGCGTGCGAGCAGACAAACCGTAAGTGCCGCATGGTCGAGTTAGACCCGCAATACTGTGATGTAATTATTGCGAGATGGGAGAAGTTCACGGGCAAGACAGCAGAACTTTTGCCTGGAACTTAAGCAAAATATGCAGGAAGTTGAGCAAAACAATACAGAATTTGCCGATCCAATCCCCCTGGACAAAGGGGCGGAACTTGAGGCAAAGGAACTTAAAGTCCTGGAACTTCGCAGGGCGGGCTTTACTTTCCAGCGCATAGCCGAAGAGGTCGGATACGCGTCTCCGTCAGGGGCGCAGCGTGCTTTGGAAAGAATAATGACACGCCACTTGCCTCAGGCAATAGCGGAACATCGCTGGCAAGAGTTAGACCGCTTGGATCGTATGCAGGTGGCGCTTTGGCCCAGGGCAATGAAAGGTGACGACAAGGCCATCAACACGATTGTCCGTTTGATGGAAAGAAGGGCAAGATTGGTCGGTATGGATGCTCCAACCAAGATACAAGCAGAGGTGGTGAATTATGATGGAAACAGAGACATCGATGGAGACATCGAGCGCATCGTCAATCTCATCCGAGGAGTGGATAGCAGCCAGCCGTTGGAAGTGGAAGGTGGAACAAGCGAGAGCGGAACAGTTGCCACCGAAGGGGGATTGGAAGACTTGGCTTTACATGGCGGGGAGAGGAGCGGGCAAGACGAGGACAGCAGCGGAGTGGTTGGCGTGGGAAGCGATCAACAACCCGATGACACGGTGGGCGATAGTAGCCCCGACATTCGGTGACGCTAGAGATACCTGCGCTGAGGGCCAATCGGGAATTCTAGGAGTCCTTCGTAGATACCGAATGCTCAAAACTTGGAACCGCAACAACGGTGAAATCATTCTCAACAACGGTTCCCGCATTAAACTTTTCTCTGCTGATGAACCCGAGCGCTTCCGTGGACCGCAGCACCATGGAGCCTGGTGTGATGAGTTGGCTTCTTACCGATATTCCGACTCTTGGGACCAGTTACAGTTTGGGCTACGCCTGGGCGAACATCCGAGGGTTATTGTTACCACCACCCCTAAGCCAACGCCCCTCATTAGGGCCTTAGCGGGCCGCACAGACGGCTCTGTGGTGGTCACACGCGGCTCTACCTTTGATAACGCAGCCAACCTTGCCCCTGCCGCCTTGTTGGAACTCCAGGCCCGCTACAACGGCACACGCCTGGGCCGCCAGGAGTTATACGGTGAAATCCTCGAGGATGTTGAAGGCGCACTATGGACCAAAGGACTTATTGATCGCGCTCGCTTATCAAAGGCACCACCTTTATCCCGCATCGTTGTATCCATCGACCCTGCTGTAACTAATACTGACGCAAGCGATGAAACTGGAATTATCGTGTGTGGATCAGATGCCACAGGTCACGGTTATGTTTTGGGCGATTATTCCTTCCGAGGTTCACCGCTTGATTGGGCCAGTAAAGCCGTGTCTGTATTTGATGAATGGAAAGCCGACAGCATTTTGGTTGAAGTTAACCAAGGCGGCGACATGGTGAGTGCTGTTCTGAAACAGGTAAGGCTTGGTTTACCAATCAGAGAAGTCCGCGCCCATGTTGGTAAAAGATTAAGGGCCGAACCAGTTGCTGCGATGTATGAACAGGGGCGTATCCATCACATTGGAGAGTTTGCACAACTTGAGGATCAGATGACAATATGGACACCGCAAGATACAAAGTCTCCCGATCGTATCGATGCACTTGTTCAGGCCTTCTCTGATTTACTTGGCAAAGCAAGCGTTGCTTCTTATTTTGGCGCGTTGGCAAACTTCTGCCCAAAGTGTGGCTTGCCAATGCCAAAGTCAATGTCGCATTGCTCTAAGTGCGGAAGCGCTATGATTGAACCAACCCAATCTGTCTCGTAGCCGAAGGAGCAACATGGCGGCCATTTACAACACAACGATTGACCAGGGTGCAAATTGGTTCATCACTTTTATTTACAAGCAGCCCGCAGAGATCACCAATGTGTCAGGCAACGGAACAACCGTAACTTATACAGCCGTCAACGGATTTGCGGCAGGACAGACAGTTTCTATTGATGGCGTGCAGCCTTACATTTACAACTTGCAGAATGTTACGGTTAACAGCGCATCTAGTTCTCAATTCACAGTTACAAACGCTGCAACAGGTATTTACATTAACGGTGGTATCGCAACAGCGCCTGTAAACATCACCGATTACACAGCAGCGCTTCAAATCAGATCATTGCCGCAAGATGCAACGGCTGTTTTAAGTTTAACAACTGGTTCAGGCATAACAATCACAGGTGCAACAGGCACAATTGAAGTGACAGCCTCGGCTGCACAGACAGGCAATATTGATGAAGGCCCTTACTTCTATGATCTTGAAATAACATCACCAACAGGTGTCGTGACTCGCGTTGCCCAGGGCCAGGTTGTTGTTTCAGCGCAGGTGACACGATGAGCGAACAAGACGCAGTCATAATCAAGCCGATCATTCCAACGGTGGTCGTTACAGCCCCAGGTCCGCAGGGTCCATCGGGTGCAGCAGGTTCGGTTTTCTATGTTCACACCCAGGCAACGCCATCAGCGGTGTGGACTATTAACCACGACTTGAACGGTCAACCGACAGCCGTGGTTTTGGATAGCGCGGGAACGCAATGTGAGGGAACTTTCAGTTATCCTTCGGGTAATCAAATGATCATCACATTTAACAGCGCATTTACTGGAACGGCTTACATAATATGAGTCGCTTAGCCTTAACCCCAACAAATGTCCCTGCGAGCGCAACGGATATTTCAACACCAACGCTTCGCACAGGCGATTTGTATTTCAACACAACCGAAGGCTTGAAGGTTTACAACGGAACCGCCTGGGTTGCTGTAAGCGCTACAATCACAGAAATAGATGCGGGCGTATTTGATAGTATTGCCCCTTACAATGGTGGCGATCCAACCACGGCTGCAACTCAAACATTTATTGGAGGAACACCATGAGCGTAGTAACGCAAATACAAATCAGACGCGGAACTGCTGCGCAATGGACCTCTGCAAACCCAGTCTTATCTGCTGGTGAACTTGGCTTTGAAACAGACACAGGTTTACTTAAAGGTGGTAATGGATCAACCGCGTGGAATTCCCTGCCTTATGTTGGCGCTGGCGACATTACAGGTGTTACTGCTGGAACAGGTCTTTCAGGTGGAGGTTCATCGGGTGCGGTGACGCTCTCAATTGACACCTCAACAACAGTAGATTTAACAACAGCGCAAACGCTGTCTAATAAGACCATGTCAGGTTCATCCAATACATTTAGTAGTATTGGCAACTCAAGTCTTACCAATTCAAGCATTACGATAAATGGAACTGCGGTTTCATTAGGCGGATCTGTAACGATTGAAGCATCCAGTTTCGTTCCTTCGTTTATGTTAGGTGGTATGTAATATGGCCCGTAAGTTTCTAGTCTCAATTGACTTAAACAAGAATGAATTGCAGAATGCAGTTGTTCAGAATTTAGGAACAGCACCCGCATCGCCAACGGCTGGTCAGATTTACTTCGACACCGTTGATAACGAACTGTATTTTTACACAGGATCAGCGTGGCAGAGTGTTCAAGCCAACGCACAGGTAACCTATGGCCTTTTATCTGCTCGCCCTGCGGCAGGTGAAGCGGGTCGCTTGTATTACGC